AAAACCAATTTTAGATAACAGCTTTAAACAATATAAAAATGGTAGCCAAAATAATACCAATCATTAGGCTGGCTCTAATTTGGCTGTGAGCCAATAAAAAAGCCAGGGCCATCTAGGATAAGGAATAAGGAAATAGGAAGAGGAATATGGATAAGGAAGTGGAGTGTGGAGTTAAGCTTCGATTAAGTACATTTAATACATATTGGCAAATATTAAAACGGAACTATAAGGACACACAACACGATGATATCGATTTTAAAGTTTATTATTCAATTTTAAAGGATTATCGCGAAAAAGATTTTATTAATGCCACCAAAATGGTTTTGAAATATCAACAGTTTTTTCCAAGAATAGATGAAATAGTGAAATATTTACCAGATGAAAATTTACCAAAATGGTTTTTTGAGAAAAATGAAAGTTTAGAAATGGAGGATCAAGAAAAGCAAGAAATAAATAACTTGTTAAAAGAGATGATATGAAATCAATAAATTTAAAATCAAATGAACTAAATAAGTTAGTACGAATATTAGATAATTATGAAGAATATGTAACAAATGATGTCGAAAAAACAAACGAATATAAAAATCTTATTTTAAACGACATACATATAATTCGTAGCAGAATATCTGGAATAAAAATTAATAACAGTGATGTTATTGTAACAAAAAATTTAGATGTATCAGTATTCGGAATAGACTTTTAAAACAATTAATAGAAAGGATTTGAGCAATGGATACGAGAGATTTGAGTAGTTATTACTCAGGATATGATGATTATTGTGAAGATTTAGAAAATAGGGCTAAAGTGCCATATTCTGATTATGAAAAATTAGAAACAAAGATAACGGGATATAACGGTTTACTTGATGATATAAAGTCAATATTTTCTGAAGAAACTACAGCATCAAACCAAATCGAAATGTTAAAAGAATTAATAAATGATTTTGAGGAGGAATCGAAGAATGTTTAAAAAAAAGAATACCATTAAGCAAAAAAATACGCTTGAGTTAAAGTATGAGGCATCACTAGAAGATGCAATAAAAATAAAGGATAAATTAATAAAATTACAAAATAAGATTATAGCACTACAGGAAGATAACAATATTTATCAAAAAGAATTGATAGAAAAATATCGTCAGGATATAGAAAAAATCAAAATGAAATATAAGAAGGAAAATATATGATAAAGGGATCTAAAGGGAACTGGATAACATTAGTAGAATGGAAATATGATTACAACTTAGAAAAATATATTCCAATATGTGTAAAATCAGCAAAAATTGATGGGGAAAAATTGTTAGAAAATACATACTACACGCTCCGCGATGGTGAGTTTGTTAGAATGGGAGGGAATGAATAAATGAAAGATATCCAAGATGCAGAAGTATTTGAAGAAAAAACACTAATAAAGCCAGAATTTAAAAGTGAAATAAAAGCAGAAATAAAGACATTAGGACAAATAGAAGATAATATTCAAGAAGTACAAGATTATGCACTAAAATTAAGCAATTACTATTCAAAAATTGTATTTACTGAGGATACTTTAAAAGATGCAAAAAATGAAAAATCAGAAGTTAATAAATTTAAAAAGAAAGTTTCAGATTTTAGGAAAAAAATAGTTGAAGAATATAATAAACCATTACAAAAATTTATAGATACTGCAAAGACAACAGAAACTTTATTAGCAGATACATATACAACTATAAATAATCAAGTTAACTTTTATGAACAAGAAATAAAGGAACAAAAATTTGAAGAAATAAGAACATATTTTGAAGAGTTGAAATTAAAAGAAAATTTAGAATTTGTTACTTTTGAACAGGCAAATATAAATGTAACTTTATCTTCAAGTAAAAAATCATTAAAGGAACAAGCAACAGCATTTATAGAAAAAATAGTAGATGATATTAACTTAATCAATACTCAACAATATGTAGATGAGATGATGATTGAATATAAGAAAGATTTAAATGTATCAAAAGCAATTACTGATGTTAATAACAGACATGCAGAGTTAGAAAAAATAAAACAAAAAAAGGAAGAATTAACAGAGCAAGAGATTAATGATGAAGTAATGTTAAACAAAATAGATGAATGTTTATCAGCTCCTAAAATTGAAGAAAAAGCAGACGAAAATAAGGATGAAATTTTAGAATTATCATTTAAAGCTAGAGGAACAAAATTAAAATTAAAAGAATTAAAAACATTCTTAGATAATGGAGGATATGATTATGAATAGTAAACAGGAATTAGTTAAAACACAAGAACAAGCAAAAGCAAGATTAAATGCTATGCCATTTGCAAGTTTTATCAATCAAGGGGCAATCCAAAATAGAATTGCTAAAACAATAGGAAGTGAAAGAGGACAAAGATTTATTACAGCTATAGTATCAGCAGTAAATAACAATTCATCATTAGCAGAATGTACAAATGACAGTATCTATAGTGGAGCATTACTTGGAGAGAGTTTAAATTTGAGTCCAAGCCCACAATTAGGACATTATTATTTAGTACCATTTAAGGACAAAGAAAAAGGAAAAGTAGCACAATTTCAATTAGGGTATAAAGGATATCTACAACTAGCAATTAGAAGTGGTTACTATAAAAAAATTAATGTATTAGATATCAAAGAAGGGGAATTAATTAAATATAATCCACTAGATGAAGAAATAGAAGTTAATTTGATAGATAATGAAGAAAAAAGAGAAAAAACTACAACTATTGGTTATTATGCAATGTTTGAATATACAAACGGATTTAAGAAAACATTATATTGGTCTAAAAATAAAATGGTAGAACACGCAAAAAAATATTCGCCAGGGTATAGAGCAGATTTAAATAAAGGTACTTCATATACATTCTGGTCTAAAGATTTTGACGGAATGGCATTCAAGACAATGCTAAGACAATTGATTTCGAAATGGGGAATTATGAGTATAGAAATGCAAAATGCAGTAGAAAAAGATATGGGTGTAATCAATGAAGATGGAACTATAGATTACGTTGACAATAAACAACAATATGATGAACAGGAAGAAATAATAGAACAAAACGATGAAAATATACAAGAAGCAGAAATAAAAGGAAATTCTAATATAAAGCAAGTTGATATTAGTGAACTATAAAATCATAAATACTGGCAGTGATGGTAACTGCACCATAGTAAATGACATTATAGCAATCGACATGGGAGTTAGTTATAAGCTACTAACTCCACATGTTGAAAAATTGAGACTGGTTCTCTTGACACACGTTCATTCAGACCACTTTAATAAAGCCACAATCCGAAGATTAGCAAAAGATAGACCGACAATAAGGTTTGGATGTTGTAAATGGTTAGTACAAGAATTAATTGATTGCGGTGTAGATAAAAGAAATATTGATGTTTATATTCTAAATAAACAAGCTGTTTATAATAATAATTTAAAGGTTAAACCAGTAAAACTTTATCATGATGTGCCACAATGCGGTTACAAAATAGAAGTTGCTCAATACAAGGTGTTTTATGCAACCGATACAAGAACTTTAGAGGGTATAAAAGCCATTAATTATGATTATTACTTTGTAGAAGCTAATTATGTAAACGATGATGAGTTACACAATAGAGCATACAATGATTATTATGAAAACAGAGTCAAAAATACACATTTAAGTCAAGAAGAAGCAACAGACTGGTTATTAGAAAATATGGGATTAAATTCAGTTTATAAATTTATGCACCAACATAAGGAGAAAAATAATGGAAAGAAAGTTATCTGAAAATGAGAAACAATCAATAGAAATGTGTGAACATGCATGTGAAATATTGAGAAGAAAAAACATACCACATAAAGTTTGTAAAAAAACTATAGGACACATTAATTTATTAGGATATGTGCGAGGAAAAACAAAAATAAAACCAATAATGAGCTTTTGGGCAAGAACAGGTAAATATGTGTTTTTAATAGAACCAAAGGGATTAATAAAATGTAGAGATAGCCGTGGTTTAAATAATTGTATTCTATCATATGAAAATTTCATCAAATTAGAAAATGAAGAGTTGGAGATAATTTAATGTTAGAACAATTAAAGCAAGATATTGAGCAATATCAGGGTGCTATGGAAGACTTTTATAGTCTTATTCCAGAAGATATAGAAAGCGCATATCAATTGGCTATGGTATTTATGCAACTTGCTAATAGATGGGCAGAAATTCAACTAAATGCTAATAAATATTGTACTGACTTAGGGGTTACAAGAACAGCATTTAAAGACTATGCATATCAGAAATATAGATTATCATCAAAAGCACATGAATTTTGTAGAGTTGTTTGGAGACAAGGTAAAGAGGAATTTAAAAACAGTTTTAATAAAGAAATATAGGAGGAATAAAAATGTTTAATAGAAATGAAGAAAGAAAGGTTAAAGAATTTAAAGGAACAACAATATATTTAACGAAATATGATGATTTAAGTATAGAAGAATATCTAGATAGAATTGTAAGAAGTGTTGAAAGATATGAAAAACAAACGGGAACAATGCCAAAAAAATTAAAGTTGGGTTATAGCAACTACGAAAGAATCTTAAAACATAATAAAAATTTAATTGAAAAGAAGAATGATAAGTATTATACATTCGGAGTTGAAATTGAAATTTAATCTAAAGGTGAAAATATGAAAATTTTAATTGTATACGCAATAGTAATAACAGTACTATATATCAGGAAAAATGAATCTAACAAAACTAACTATAGTAATTATCAAAATTGTCTAAGAGCCTTGGCTGAAAATGATCCAGAATTAAAGAAGTATATTGAAAATAAATAGGAGAAATAAGAATATGGATAATAGAACAATAGAACAAGTTAGAAATAATGAAACAAAACTTATAAATGAAATTAAAGATTTAGAACAACAATGTAAAAAGCAAAAAGAAGTTATTGATAAGTTGGAATTAGAGAATAAAGTTTTAAAAGAACAAATGGTTGCAATGGTTAAACCAAATTATACTTATGGTATTAGATAAAGGTGTCAGAATGAAAACAATCAAGGGATTTGAAAACGAAGATATAATTGTTTCTGATTTTGGAGAATGGGTTGGAAAGAATTATATAGACTATAAAGCGGAATATAAAAGAAATCAAAAGTTTATTGAAATATTATTAAAAGAAAATAAACAACTAAAAGATAATTGGAATAAATTAAATGAATTTTTAAAAAGTACTAGAAAAGAAAATTTAGAGTGGGATAAAAAACATAATTGCGAATGGCAAGGATATAATGCTTACTCTGAATTGCTAATTAAAATGCAAGAAATAGAACAAGGAAGTGATAGTAATGAATAAAGAAGAAACATTAAAACAAATATGTAAAATGATTTCAAGCGGTGATATTCCTAAACAAATATATGATAAATATTTATCTAGTACACCAATAGGTTTCATGAATTATAAAGAGTTATGTGATTTTTTTGAAATAGTAGAGAAAGTAGAAAGTGATGAGTAAATGAACAGAGAAATAGTTGTTAAAAAAGTAAATTTACAACAAGACGAAGTAGACAGGCTTAATAATACGATTGAAATGCGTGATAACACTATTAAATATCAACAAGACCAATATTTAAAACTTTTAAGGAGATTAGACAATAAAGAAGCTTTTGGACTTAATTGTTTATTATTTACGTATGATGAACTTATTAAAATATTAAAGAGTAATTATCATCCATTAAAAGATTATATTGAAAGATGGTTTGGTACATATGAAGATTTTAAAGAAAATGAAGGCCTATTCTTTTCTGAAGACGGTATTGAAGTAGAAAAAGATGCTTATTGGTTAGTTAATATTAAAACAGATTATGCTTATAGCTTTAAAGATATTGAATTATTAAATAGAAAAGTTTATGAGTTAGAGAAAGTAGAGGAGTAATGAGTAAATGACTAGAGAAGAATTTGTAAAACAAAGATGTGAAATTGATAAAATAACAGAAGAAGAATTTGAAAGGACATATAGAGTAGTTGAGTGCAACTGTGGGAAAATTTATTGTAAGGGTTATAGATGTCTTGATTTAGATGATTTATTAAAAGAAAATCAAGAATTGAAGAAGCAACTCGAAGAAAGAAATATTGAGTATTTTAAAGGTGCTTATGACACTCACGATAAATATTATACCCAACAAAAAGAGTTTATAAAATATTTAGAAGATGAAAGCAAAGAAGTATATAGAGATGGTGGTTTAAGACAGAATATTTTTAGACAGATTTTACAAAAATATGAAGAAATAATAGGAGATGTTAAGAATGAAAATAACAATGTATGAATTATTAGGATTAGTAAAAGATGGTAAACAACCAAAGAAAATAAAATATAGTTCATGCATTATGATATATGATGTTGATGAAAATGATTATAGAACACCAGAGAAAGATTATTATGATGCAGATGCAAAAACTTATAAATATCTTACAGATTGTATAGACCTTTTTACTGATTTAAATGATGAAGTAGAAATAATCGAAGAGCCAAAGAAGATAGAAAAAATAAAATCTAATGGAGATGAATTTTATTGTGATTATACAGACACTTGGATTAGTAAAGATAAAACTGATGCATACTGTGAATATTTAATGAATAAAACAAATGAACTAATAGATGAAATTAACAATTTAAAGGAGAATGATTAAAATATGAAAAAATTAAGATTAATAGAATTATTGCTTATGGTGGCAAATGAAAGATTAAAAGATGGGCAAATGGTATTAATAGATGATGCTTGTTATAAATTTAATAAAGAAAGCGAAAAATTTTATGTTTCAACAAATTTTAGCGAATATAGAGTAATACATACATACGATATGAATTTAATTTGTTATATATTAAGCGATTACGAAAAATTAAATAAGGAAGATTAAAATATTACAAGCAATAAACCAACAAATAAATGAATTAGGTTGGAAATAGAAAGGTTGATAGAGAATGGAATTATGGATTAGGAGTCAAGACCGAGAAAGCATTTTTAAAGTAGAAAGTGTATTTTATAGTACAAATGAAGAAAATGAACATTTTATAAGAACTTTCATAATTGATGATTTGCGCAATGGGATTGTGAAACTAGGCCAATATGAAACAAAAGAAAGGACATTAGAAGTATTAGATGAAATACAAAATAAAATTAATTTGATTAATTTAGGGCATGATTTTGGAAGCCCGATGATAGATTTAAAAAATCCAACATATATTTATCAAATGCCAAAGGAGTGATGAAAAAATGAATAAAAAAGTAAAAACAATATTGTTAGAATTATTAGTTTTAGTAACATTTTTAATAATAAGTAATTTTATAAAAATAGAAGCATTCAGTTTCTGTTTAGGAGCAACTTATATAATGATATTTGATGTAATAAATAAAGTGATAGGTGATGATTAAATATGTTATTTTATAATGGAAGTAAATTAGAAAGTGATTTAGATGATTTAAAAAGAGAAATTAAAAAAACTGATTATGAAAAAACAATCGAACCATATCAAAAACAAATAGATGAACTGGAAAAAAAATTATATTATTTATGCCAAGATTTGGAAACATTATATTTAGCTGGTAAAGAACTTATCAACAGTATAGATAAAGATTGTTTAGAAACGATTATAAATATAGATGAACCAAAAGCATATTTTAAACCACCTGAGTTAACAGAAATGACTATAAAAAGAATTGCAATTCCTATCAAACAAGATTTATTAGAAAACTATATGTATTGGATTAACTATTATAAATCTAAATATGAATTAGGAGGTAAAAAATGACATTAAAGGAAGTAAATTATGAAGTAGAAAGATTAGAAAATAAGTTGAATAAGTTATTAAGAGATAAAGAGTTATTAGAAACTATAGTAGATCCAAAATCTACGGATTATACAAAAGTTATGGTAGATGGAGGAAAACATTCTAATATACTTGAAATATACATATTAAAGCAAGATTTACCTAGATGGCAAGATTTAGACAAGCGAATAAAACAAGCACAGGAAGAAATAAAAAATAACTTAGATTGGATAGACAATGAATTAAAGATATTAAAAAAATACGACAAAGTGGAACAATTGATAGTTTACTACAAGGAAGTTGATATAAAGAATTATACCTGGTATCAAATAGCATCTAAGGTTCATTATTCTATATCACAATGCAAAAGATTGTATAGCAAATATAAGAATAGGAGGGATATTTAAATGAATTGTGAACAGATATATATACGATTAAGAGAATACAAAAAGATATTGGAAGAAAAGGGGTTCAATGTTATTTATATAGGATTATATGGAAGCCAAAATTATAATGTAGATGATGAGCAAAGTGATATTGATTGCAAGGCAATTATACTACCAAGTTTACATGATATTATTTTTAGAAAAGTAACGAGTACAACTATAGAATTAGAAACTGGAGCAATAGATGTTAAAGATATAATTACTTTTTATAATGTTATTAGAAAGGGAAATTTCAGTTACATTGAAGCGATAGATACAACATATTCGATTGGAGATAAATATATCAAGGAATTATTTAGACAAATAAGACCAAGCTTAAAGAGTATGCTGGGTGCTATGTATGAAAAAAGAAAAGCACTAACACATGAATATCCTAGTAAAGAGTTTGAATTTCAAAAGTGGGGATTTGATCCTAAACAATATCATCATATTATAAGATTGTTTGATATTTTAAGTTATATAAATGTAACGGGAAAACAAATAAGTTATTTGGAATATCAAGGAAGTGCCAGAAAATTTATGATAGATGAAAAAAGAAATAAAAACAATTATACGAAAGAGCAAGTTGAACAATCCAGCGATCATATAATAGGGATAGCAAAATCATTTATTCCAAAAGATTACAAATATGAACCTACTGATTTATCAAAAGATGTAAGTGAATATATAGAAAATAAATTAAAAATTAAAATGATGAATGATAGCAAGTTTACTTTTGCTAGAGAATATAGAACTTTTGATAACGGTGTACCTAAAAGAGATTTAGAAAAATTCCCAATATTGTGGGACTTAAAAGATAAAGATATATCATATATTGTTTATGAAAATATAGAAATATTATAATGAGCCAATATGAGCTGTTTTTTGTGAGATAATAATATTGTGAGAAATTAAAGAGCTGAAATAAGCTCTTTTTTTGGTGGTGTTTATGGAAACTAAAAAAGAGATATTTTGTAGTTATGACTATTTTATGAGACATAACTGTAGAAGTTGTAAACTCGGAAGAAAGTGTGAGGAATATGAAAATAGGATTAAACGAGATAGGGATAATGATAGAAATGGTAGTGCTAATAATAGTACTAAAAAAGAGCAGCAATAAATGAAATTTAGTGTAAACGGAAATCAATGGATTATAAAGGAACTACCTAAAGAAAAAATGGAACTCAGTAATTCTCTAGGTGAAACGAACTATGAAACACAAGAAATACATTTATTAGATGTATGCAAAAGTAAAAGAAACACACTAAAACATGAACTTTGTCATGTATGGTTATGGGAATATGCACATGTTCAGAATGATGATGATAAATTTCACTTTGAACAAGTATGTCAGATTGTTGCTAATAGTAATGATTTTATTAATAGTATTATTGATAAATACTTTAAATAAACTACATCGCAGGGTAGAGCAGTTCGGTAGCTCGTCAGTCTCCTAAGCTGAAGGTCAGAGGTTCAAATCCTTTCCCTGCAACCAAAAGAAATGAAGGTGATATATTTAGGAATTTAAATAAATACATAAATATGTTGTTAATAAAATTGTCTGAAATATATGATATATCACTTATTGAAGTATATAAACCCAGAGATGGGAAAATATTTAAAAACTTTACGGTTAATCTAAAACCAAAGGATGTTGAACATTCATTAAACGAACAATATCATTTTAGTAATAAAAGACAGTTAGTGAGTTGGTTGATGTGTCTAAAATAAAAAAAACTACTAGGACTAAATTAACCGACAAGCAAAAGAAAAAGATTATTGCAGATTATGTTGAAAATAGCAATTATTCAGAGACTGCTAGAATGAATAATGTTTCTGAATATACTGTTAGAAAACTCTGTAAGGATGATAACAATAAAGAGCTAAAGCAAAAAATCGAACAAAAAAAACAAGAAAATACTAAGTCAATGCTCGAGATGATAGCTAATACTAATGAGAAAAGACTTAATGCCATTTCAAAGTTAGTTGATGCTATAGATGATAAAGCAGAAAAGGTTGATCAGTTTACCAGCGTTAGAGATTTAGCTAGTGCATATGGAGTAATGATAGATAAGGAATTAAAGTTTGCCGAAATGCAAAAGTTAAATCTAGATAAGAACAAACCACAGGTGTTTTTTCCCGCTAAAGATATAGGAAAAGCATTTGTAGATTTATATAGAGATATAAAAGAGAGAAAGCATGATGATTACTGGATTGAAGGTGGGCGTGGTTCCATTAAGTCTTCATTTTGGAGTGAAGTAGTTCCAGAAGAGTTAGAAAACAATCCTAACTGGTGTGCTATCTGTATCCGTAAAGTTGCTAATACATTAAAAGACTCCGTTTATAGTCAATTAGAGTGGGGAATGGATAAGTTATCAGAAACTTATCCATTTATAAATGAAAATTGGTCTAAAACTAAAAGCCCCTTAGAAATGAAAAACAAGAAAACAGGACAAATGATTTATTTTAGAGGCGCGGATGACCCTGGAAAGATTAAATCGATAAAACCACCAAAGGGAATGTATATCGCATTAATAATATATGAAGAGTTTGACCAAATGGCTGGTATGAATGAGGTTCGTAAGATAGACCAATCTGTTAAACGTGGTGGTAATGAGTACTTAACTTTTAGAATATATAATACACCTAAGTCTAAACGACATTTTGTTAATATAGAAAAGAGATTACCAAATCCTAAAAGATTAGTACATAGAAGTACATATTTAGATGTGCCTGTTGATTGGTTAGGACAACCTTTCTTTGATGATGCAGAACTACTAAAGCAGAACAATCCTACTGCTTATGCTAATGAGTATTTAGGGGAAGAGACTGGCGATGGTGGAAATGTATTTGAAAATGTTGAATTAAGGGAGATAACTGATGAGGAAATAGACAACTTTGATTACTTGTATCAAGGTATGGACTTTGGATGGTATCCTGACCAATTAGCATGGACTAAAATGTGTTATCAACCAAACAAATTAACATTATATATTTTTGATGAATTTGTAGTAAATAAAATGGGCAATGCTAAAGTTTGGAGTCATTTACAACAAGAAAAAAGTGTAAAAAATGATGATTTAATTACTGCTGATAGTGCTGAACCTAAATCAATAGGAGACTTTCAAAGTTATGGGTCTCTTATGAGAGGTGCAAAGAAAGGACCTGATAGTGTGGAATATTCAATGAAATGGTTATCAAGTTTAGCCAAAATAGTTATAGACCCTAAGAGGTGCCCTAAATCAGCAGAAGAGTTTACTACATATGAACATCCACAGGATAAAGATGGTAATTACATTACAGGATATGTTGATGCAGATAATCACTGTATTGATAGCGTTAGATATGCACTAAATCCAATATGGAGAAGAAAAGGAGAATGATGATAGGTTAACTAATTTATGGAATAGAATACTTGCTTTATTTGGAAAGAAACAATTACCAGATGATATGTTAATGCAAGCAAACGATAGTTTTACAGCAATGTATGAAGAAGATAGAAATATCAACTTTACTGTTATATTTGCAAATAAGTTAGCTAATTATACGGTTAGTGACAGCAATATAGACATAGTTGGAGATAATCAAAGAGCTGATTTATTAAGAAAAATAATAAAAAAGCTTAAGAAGAAATTAAAAAAAATTATAGCTAGGGAGCTAGGAACTGGTGGCGTACTTGTAGTGCCTTATGTTAACAATAATAAGCTATATTTTAATATTATTTCTCAAAATAGATTGTCTATCAATAAAATGATTGGTGATGATACAGTAGACTGCACAATTTTAGCAGAACATGTTGTAAGAAATAGAAATCATTATTATAGATGGGCTGATTATACTTTAGAAAATGGAAACCTATATATCAGATACAGAGCTACATTAGATGATGATCCAATTGAAATGACTATCATTCCAGAATGGCAAAATATAGAAGATATGTCTATTACTAATGTTGATAGAATGCCATTTATGTATATCAAGAGTCCAATAGATAATAGAAAAGAAATGGATAAGTATGGTGTACCTATCACGTATGGTTGTGATAAGCAAATAGCAAAAATAATGAAAGATTTGGAACAAATAGATAGAGAATATGGGTTAAAAGAGGCTTTTGTTGGAGCAGATATCACAATGTTTAAAGGTGATGATGCTTTGCCAGTTAATGGTTTATACAAGAAAATTAATGCTGGTGATGATAATTTTTGGGAAGTATTTGATCCTGCTTTTAGAGATACATCATTATACAATAAATTAACTAATGATTTTGCATTACTAGAAAAGCAAGTTGGAACTTCAAAAGGAATACTTACAGATGCTCAAACTTCCAATGCAACAGCTACAGAAATTAAGAAAATGTTAAAGGAAACATTTGATATAGTTGATGATGTTCAAGATGGATTAGAAGATGGACTAGATGATTTCTTATATGCTTGTAATGTATTAGCAAACTATTATAATTTAACACCTCAAGGAGAATATGAATTATCAACTGATTGGTCTTATTCTTTGCTAGAGGATAGTCAACAAGAATTTAGTCAATTAATGCAAGGAGAGTCTAGAGGAGTAATCAAAAAGGCAGAATTAAGACAATTCTTAAAACCTGGTGAAACATTAGAGGAAGCACAAAATGTTATTGATGAAATAAAATCAGAAAGTCCAAGAACTGAAGATTTGGTAGGAGAGTAATATGAAGTTAGAAGTTAAGACTGATAAAAAAGGGAAATGCGAATATTTCAAGATAAATAATCAAAAATTTGGTGAAGGAATATATTCAGTTAATATTCATATCGAAGGTGGTAAAATGCCTACTTTCAAATTAGAAGGAAAGTTGGATGAATTAGAATTACATTCAGATGATATCATCTTAGACAATTCTGATGATTTAAACATAGAACTGATTATAGATGAAGAATATTATAATTTCATAAAGGAAAAGTCTTGTGAAGTTTCTTCTTATCCAGCCATAATAAAAATAAATAATAAGATATATAATTGTATGTTTTATAATCATAGTATTTTTGCTGAGCCTGGAATAAAATTACCTAAGAGTATTAGCAAAATAAAAATTATAGATGATTTGAGTTTAGAAGATTATTATAAAATTGCTGAAAAAGAGAGTTATATGATTACTATAGGCAATAAAAAAGTAAGATATTATACAAGTTGTACTGTAGAAAGAGATGTACTTGGTAATTTGAAGAAAGACGTTACTTTTATAGAATATTAGAAGGTGATTAAATGATAAAGGCAATATTGAATATAATAATAATTACTTTTAAAATGTTATTTGTCATAATTAAAACAATATTGCTATTGCTTGTTCATCTTACTGCTTGTATTATTTGTAATCCTATAATTTGTCTTATCAATTTTGCATTAAACAAAGAAATACCATATGTTGATATCTGCAAAATGTTTGGAGGAAGATATCAGGTTAAGTGAAGAGGCATTAGAAAGACTATCAGAAAGATTAGTTAATAGAGTAGAAAAACTAAATACTTACATGATAGAAAAACTTGGAAAACAGATAGTTGATATTGGTACTTTTACTCCAAGTCAGGTAAGAGAAGTATTACAATCAGTAAAATATGGTAATAACTTAGATGAAATAATGAATGAAATAGCAGATGTGTCTGAAAAGAATGTATCTGATATATATAAAATATTTGAAGAAGTAGCAAAGAAAAATCAAAACTATGCTAAACAATTCTATGAATATACGAAAACTAAATTTATACCATATGAGCAAAATGAAGCTTTACAAGAACAGGTTAAATCAATAGCTAAAGCAACAGCAAATGAATACATAAACATGAGCAAAACTTTTGCGTATATGAAAACTAATGCACAAGGTGTTAAGGAATATACTAAAATATCAGATGTTTATCAAAAGATAACAGATGAAGCTATATTGAATATAGTTCAAGGGCGAGAGTCTTATGAGATGACTATGCGAAAAGCAATGAAAGAAATGACCTCACGTGGATTAAGAACAGTTGATTTTAATAATGGTTATTCTAGAAGAGCCGACTCATCTATTAGAATGAATGTAATGGATGGTATAAGAAGATTAAATCAAGAATTGCAAAAGTCATTTGGTGAAGAATTTGGAGCAGATGGTATTGAAGTTTCACATCATAAGAATGCAGCACCAGATCATATAGATACTGTTGATGGTAAGCAGTTTAGTACAAAAGGTGATGTAACAGTCAAGGGGATTAAATATCAAGATTATGCTACTGTTAACAATAGTTTAAACAGACATGTTGGAGAACTTAATTGCTATCATTTTACCTATCAAATAGTTTTAGGAGTATCTGAACCTATATATTCAAAGGAACAATTAGAAGCAGATAAAAAAGCCAATAAAGATGGTTTTGATTTTGAAGGTAAACATTATACGAATTATGAAGGAACACAGTTGCAAAGGCAAATAGAAACTAAGATAAGACAATATAAAGACAGACAAATAGGTGCCAGAGCAATAAATAATGACGAGGAAGTATATCATTGCCAAGAGAAAATAAGACAATTAACCAACAAGTATAATGACTTACACAAAGCAAGTGGGCTACCTACTAAAATAGATAGGCTAAGGGTTGATGGATATAAGAAATTAAATATTAAATTAAATGACGAATATATGCTAACAAGCAAAATCAAGATAGGAAATTCCAATGATTTAATAAAATCAATTGGCATTAAGAAGTTACCTAATAACCATTATAGTAACATAAAAGATATTATTAAAAATTCTGACCCGTCATATAAATTTATTTTAAATAAATATAAAGATGATATAAAAATTAAGAATTATAAATATGCTGGTACACCTAGATATAATCCTATGTTTGATAATATAAAAATAAATATTGATGATGATAAATTAAAAGGGTACAACACATTTTTTCATGAATATAGTCACATGATAGATCACAAATTAAAAAATCCATCACAGAAACCCGAATTCAAAGGAATGATACAAAATGACTTTGAAAGATTTAAATCAAATATGAAACTTAAGTATAATATAGATGATAAAGAATTTTATGCAAGAATGTCACGAAAAATGAATTTAGATAATCAATACAATTCTTTATCTGATATAATAGGTGGTATAACAAAGAATCAATGCATTGGAAGGGCAATGCATAGAACTAAATATTGGGAATACAAAGGAAAACTGGAAAGAGAATTCTTTGCGCATGTAGGTAGTGCTCTTGCCAGAAATTCTAAAGTAGAGTTATATAACTTTAGAACTATATTTCCTAATTCCTATAAGTATTTTATTAATTCTATGAAAGGAGAATAACCATGGACTTTGACTTAGAAGATATTGAATTAAGTGAAGAGCAAAAAGAACTTGATGAGTTGTGGAAAGAATACAAACAAAAGGGATTTAGAGAGTTTGATACATGGCACAAAACTATGGATGAAATAAAAAATGAATTAAAAATATGTATAAGAGAAAACAAATCTCATGAAAAATTGTATGGAGAAGATGAAATAAAAGAAAATATAGATTATTAGCACTCAATAGAGAGTGCTTTTATTATGCTATCTTATAGGTAGCTTAGAATAGATATGTAGTTTAATTAGTAAAACATAAGAATATCTAGTATGTAGCAAAAACAATAGGACATACAATAATAGACTATAGTGTGCTATATGGCAGAGTTGTAGGTGCAATTCCTACTATATCTATTCTAAGGTGCTTATAAACATTGGAGCTTATTATTCTGTATGAAAATAAGACAAGCACCAAATAGGGAGTCAACCTAACCACTATCTTAGTGTAGGTAGTGTACTGATGATATAAAACTACTTGGTAGTAGTCATGTAGGCTTAATTGCCTATGGTTTGATACCACTATATATTATCGGTACAGTATCTATTAAAGATACTATAAGTCAATAGAAATATTGACTTTTTTGGTCTATCTTAAAGACTTGAAAGAAAAGATAATATCTAAAAATCTAGGAGGACTAAACCTCTGTAAAAAAGTGGAAGGAGAATATGATATGAAAGAGTTTTTAGAAAATTTAGAAATAGGGGAAGGGAAAGTTAAGCTTAGTAAGGAAGAAGTTAAATCAATACTAGCAGAACATGGTAAAACAGTAACAACTGAATCCGAAAAAGCTAAAATTGATTTGAACAAGGAAATAGAAACTTACAAGACTACTATTGCCAATTTAGAAAAGCAATTAGAAAATGTACCAGATTCTGAAGAACTAAATGGTCTAAAAAAAGAAATAGCAGACATGAAAACTGCTGAAGCTAAGAGAATTGCTGATGAAAAAGCAAAAAAAGAAGATGAAATACTTACCAACAACATTATTTCTGCATTTGGAGATAAAAAATTTACAAGTGATTATGTAAAAAATGGTCTTATTACTGATATAAAATCAGAATTAAACAAAGTAGAAAATAAGGGAAAAGGTATAAGTGAAATCTTTGAAAGCCTTACAAAAGATAAGGAAGGATTATTTGTTAATCCAAATAAGCCTGCTGGCATGCCAGGTATGGGAGAAGGAGATAATTCTACACCAACAAACTTAGATGAAATGTCTTTTGAACAATATAAAGCATGGAGAAATAATAATTAAAAGAGAAAAGAAAGAAGGAATATAATAGGAATAAAATATTAACACCACAAATAATTGCTAATGAAGCATTACTTGTATTAGAATCAAATTTAACTATGGCTAACTTAGTACATAGAGATTATTCAAAAGAATTCGTAAATGTAGGAGATACAATTACAGTTCGTAAACCAGCTAAATTCGTAGCTAAAAACTTTATAGGAGAAGTAGAAGAACAAGATATCAGTGAAGGTTCTGTTCCAGTTAAAATGGATCGTTATAGAGACGTTACTGTTGGTGTAACTTCAAAAGAAATGACTTTAGATATTAAAGATTTTTCAAAACAAGTTATTGAACCAGCACTAAGCGCTATAGCTCAAGCGGTAGACATTGATTTATTAACAGTTGGAGTTGAAAAAGCAGGTTCTAAAGTAGAAGTATCATCTAATCCTACAATTGTAGATATTGCAAATGTAGCTAAGGCACTAGATAAGAAAAAAGCTCCAAGAGACAATAACAGAAACTTAGTATTAGCAGTAGATACTCTATATAAATATAATACTTTAGATAACTTTGCTAAAGTTTGTTATAAAGGAGACAGTCAAGCATTAAAAGATGCTGAAATTGGTAAAGTTTATACAATGAATTCATTTATGAGCCAAAATACACCAGAAAATGTATCTTCAACAACTGGAACTGCTACAGCATATAAAGTTACATGTACAAAAGGTTCTACTCAATTCAGTGTAACTAATGGTACTGCTAAGACAGGTACAATTAAGGCAGGAGATAAATTAATCGTTAATGGTTATCTATTTGAAGTTGCAGAAGATTTAACTTTAACAGATGGAGCAGGAACATTAAAAGTAACTGAAAAAATCCCATTTGTAATTACTGAAGCTGCAAGTGCATTTATTGTAAATAAAGCTCATTCTTTAGGTTTCCATAGAAATGGTTTAGCTTTAGTAACTAGATCTTTAGAGTTACCACAAGGTGCAGCAAAGGCTGCTATTGCTAGTGCTGATGGATTAGCAGTAAGAGTAGTATTCGGATATGATCAAGATACTAAAAAAGACAAAATTTCATTTGATATTATTTATGGTATCAAAGAATTAGATAGTGACTTATTAGTAGACTTTGCTTAATAAAGGAGGGCATATATGAAGTTTGGTAACCAATACTTAACTTATAATGAATATAAAGAGTTAAAGGGCAATCTTTCAGAAATGCCCTTTAATTTATTAGAATATCGTGCAGAAAAAGAAGTTGATGAATTAACATTTAATCGTTTTAAAAAAACATCTGATTATCCACAAGAGTTGAAATTATGTATTTATGATTTAATCAATGCCATAAGCAAGTATAATGAGTCTGGGACAAAGTCCAGTGAGACTGTAGGAAATTATTCAGTAAGCTACGATAAACCAGTGACAAAAGAGAAAAAAGAAGGGTTAAAGAATATAGTAAAAACTTATTTATCGACAACAAAGGTTGATAACGTTTTTGTGTTATATTGTGGGGGTGATTAATATGATAACAAACTCTAGCATGACACTTTATCATAAGAGATTTAATTCAAAGACAAGATTAGATGAATGGGATAGATATCCAATAGAAAATGTTATGTGGCAAGGTGGAAAAGGTGCGAGTATCAATAAAGGATACGATAAATCCAACGATATAACCGTCTTTATACCATATGACAAAAATAAAGGCCTTGAAAAAGTTCCCTTTTCTATTGGAGATATTATTACAAAGGGTGACATTGAAGATAGTATATCTAATCAAAGTGACTTGGCGATTGACAACTATAATATTACAACATTAATTGATAATAATTCTGGGAGTGATGAAATGAAACATATTCAATTAGGAGCAAAGTAGGAGTGTATATTTAAAACCAACAAGTGTAATAAAGGCAAGACTAGGGATTCAGAAAAACGGTTCAGCACATGCTTTTCTAACACAAACTTGTTTTAGATATATGACACCATTCGTCCCAGGAGGTACATCAAGCCATTTAAATCAAAATGTAGATTTACAAGTTGATAAGATTATATATCAAGGACCAGATGCACATTATCTTTACACTGGAAAAAAGTACATTGATCCAAAATATAAAAAAGGTGCTTTTTACAGCCCTGATTTTGGGTATTGGTCTAGACCTGGTATAACAAAGATTAATTCTGGAGAAAATTTGGTTTATCATACAGTTGGAACAGGTTCACAATGGGATAAAAGAATGTGGACATCTAAAGGTGATGATGTTGTAAAGGAAGTACAAAATTATGTGAATAGAGGGTGTAAATAAGGATTGAAAAAATAAGAAAATATTTAATTGATAATAATATAATAGATGAAAATTATAGAATAAATGTAGATTTTTTGGGAGAAAACCCAACAGAATTTGCAATCGTTCCAATACCTGTTGATCCAATATTAGAGAAACATGTAGATGGTTCTTCTTTAAGACAATATCAATTTCAACTTATTAGTTGCAATGATTATGGTGCTGATGTTCTTCAAAATATGTCAAATAGTAAATTTTATGAAGATTTATATGATTTGATAGAGTTAAATAATTTCAAAGGAATATTACCAGATATAAATGGTATAGAAAGTATAGAATGCTTAAATAATGGCGCAATATTAGATGCAACAACTAATACTGCTAGATATTCAATTCAAATGAAAATAACATATGAAAAATAGGAGGTAAAACTTAGGGGAAAATATAAAAGAGAACAATATATGATTTTTGTTGATCCAACAAAAAAAGGAGATGCTACTGCAACTTGGGAAGTTCTTGGAAAAGATAATGATGAATTATCAAAAGAGATGAACAACGAAGTAGAAGAAACAAAAAATGTATTAGGAGAATCAGAAGTTGACGTAACCGCTGGAAACAGAACAATGACAGTTGACCCATACAAATTAAGAAACGACTCTAAATTCGCTGATGAATTATATGATATCAATAAATATGATAAAGATGGTTCCGATGTGGAATACCCATTTATGGAAGTGAATACTACAAAAGAAGTTGAAAGTAAGAGTGGGGAATTTGAAGCTTGGATTCAAACTGCCGCAGTTGATTTGAAATCTTGGGGTGGAGATACAAAGGCATTAGGAGCACCATTCGACATTCATTTCATTGGTAAGAAAACACATGGTAGTTACAATCCGTCTACTGGTAAATTTACACCAGCAACAAGTGCAACACAAAGTAGCAGTAAATAGTCAGGAGAGGGGAAACCCTCTCTATTTTTTTGAAGGGAGAAAATATGGATACTATTCAATTAAAAAATGAAAATATATACAGAGTGTTTGTTTATACACAAGAAATTAAGGATGAAACAGGAAAAATCATAGTAGAAAGTAAACCAACAGGAGAATATCTTGAATTTGATTTAGAAGATATCGAACTGCCATTTATCTATCAAGAACTAATTGAAAAGTCAAAAGAAAGCAGAAAAAAATTAAAGAATAAGTTTCTTATCATTGAAAAACAACAAGATCATAAAGGAAAAAAACTTATGAGTTCTAATGAAGAAGCCAAAGTAAAAGCATTAAATGAATTTTATAAAGAACAAACTAAAATTTATAATATGTTTTTAGGTGAAAATGGAGTTCAAAAACTTTTAAATGGAAGAAAAATGAGATGGACTACATTAAGCGAAATTGATGAAATTATTGAAAAACAAATAGCTCCCAAATTAAATATTACATTAGATGATATAACTAAAAAGATTAAGTCTAAATATTCTGTCAAGAAAGAAGATAATGTACTTGAATAATCCAGAATATGTAAAGGCTGGTAATAAAAAGTATAAGATTAACACAGATTTTAGGGTTGCTATTGAGTGTAATGAAATAGCAGAATCAAGTGATGTAAGTGACACTGAACGACCTTTAGCTATTATTTATAAATTATTTGGCGATGAAGGATTAGATAATCCTCAAGATTGGGAAAAATTACTTGAACTGGCAATTAAATATCTTTGTTTAGGAAAAGATTTAGAGGATACAGAAGAAGAACGTGATATGGATTTGCAAAAAGACAGATATTACATAAGAAGTAGTTTTATTCAAGATTATAAGTATAATCCATATGATATGGAGTATCTGCACTGGTGGGATTTCTTTAATGATTTAAGTAATTTATCAAATAGTGAATTTGGTAACTGTTGTATTTTAAATCGTGTTAGAAATTTAAGAACAATGGATGTTTCAAAAATAAAAGACTGGAAAGAAAAAAATAGAATACTAAAAGCAAAAAGACAAGTATCTTTAATAAAAGAAGATGATGTTGAAAAAGAAATGACGGAAGAAGAAAAAGAAAGTCAAAATAGATTCTATAATGCATTAGGAGGTGATTAGAGGGATGGTAGAGTTGTAATTGGTACTGAATTAGAAACTGATAATTTTGATGCAGAAATTGCCTACGTTAAAAGTCAAATGGAAGAAATAGAAAATAAACTAAAAAAAGCAGATATGGGTTTTGAATTTGGAGATACACAAAAGTTAGAAGCACAATATTCAAAATTGGCTAGAAAGTTAGATTCATTAAATAAAAAACAGCAGGAGTTAAATAAAAATGATTTATCTAATTTAAGAAAAAATATAGATAATGTGGGTAACGGTATAAGCAAAACTGTATCAAAAGTTGGTAAATGGGCATTAGCTGTATTTGCTGTTTCAAGTGCCTATAGTCTTGTAAGAAATGCTATGAGTACACTTACACAATATAATGATCAAATGCAAAGTAATTTACAATATATTCAGTATGCTTTGGCAAGTACGTTAAAACCACTGATAGAAACAATACTCAATTTGGTAGTAAAGTTACTACAATATGTTAATTATATAGCTCAAGCTTGGTTTGGAATTAATTTATTTGGCGGTGCCAAAGATTTTAAAAGCATGGCAGATAGCAGTAAGCAAACAGCTAAAAATGTAAAAGAAACAAAAAAGAATTTAGTTGGTGGAATAGATGAAATAACTAATTTAGATTCTGACAAAAATGATAGTAGTAATAGTGGTGCAGATTCTGGAATTAAAATGCCTAGTTTTGATTTGAATTCTATAGATGGTCCTGTTCCGTCATGGCTGCAGTGGATTGTTGATAATAAAGATTTAATCTTATCTGTAATGGCCGGCGTTACAGCAGGCTTATTAGCGTGGAAATTAGGACTTGGAGGTTTAAAATCCTTTGGACTCGGTATAGCGATAGCAGGAATTGTCTATATGATTCAGGCAGTAATGGATTATTTAAAAGACCCTAGCTGGCAAAATTTTGGGAAAATAATTACCGGTATAGGTATAGCGATAGCAGGAATTGCTATTATGTTTGGAGCATGGCCTGTGGCAATAGCTGGTGCAATAGTTGCAATTATTGGAATAATAACTTCTAATTGGGAAAATATAAAGAGTTTTCTACAAGGGGGCGTTGACTGGCTTTTTGGTAAAAGTGATTTAATTCATAAAATGTTTGGGAATTTATTTGGTGGAGTTTATGATTCCTTCGTTGCTATTATACAAAACATCTTAAATATATTTGATAATACTTTTACAATGCTTAAAGGAGTACTTGATGGTTTAATTGATCTTATTAAAGGCGTTTTTACAGGAAATTGGGAGCAAGCTTGGAATGGAATTGTTAAAATATTTGGTAGTATATTTACAGGATTGATAAAAATTGCAGGAAACACAATAAGTATTATTTGGAATGTTATCAAAGGACTTGCCTTAACGGTAGCTGATGTAGTTGTAGGCGTATTTAAAACTGTTGTTAATGGTGTTTTGCATGCAATAGAAACCATTCTTAATAAGCCCATAAACACAATAAATTTATTAGTTGGAGTTATTAATAAAGTTCCTGGAATCAATATTGGGAAATTACCTACTTTTAAATTACCTAGATTAGCAAAAGGAGGTATTGTTAACAATCCTGGCAAGGGTGTTAATATGGGTTCTTATGTTGCTGGCGAAAAGGGTGCAGAGGCTATAGTTCCATTACAAAATAGTAAGTTTATCAGTGATTTTGCTAGCCAAGTGGCTGAAAAAATGGGAAACAATGATACTAATACTCAATTGTTAATTGATTTAAATAAAAACATCTTAGAATTAGCAAATCAACCAATATATTTTAGAGTTAATGGTAAAGATTTGGCACAGGCAACATATGATGATTTTCAAAATGAAGGAAAAAGGCAGCAAAAATCTGCAACGGTAGTAAGGAGTTGATAATAAAGGGCATTCTTAGAAGCAAGTTACGATAATAATACATGGTTTGATTTACCAACTCCATCAGAAGGAAATTATAGTCCAACATATACACATTTAGAAAATTCATTTAGAGATGCGACTGGATATTTGCATAGAGATATCAAAAGAAGAAATCTCGCAAAAGTTACGTGCGGTTGGTCTAAATTAGATGCAGTTCAAATGTCGTTACTCCAAACACTTTATGAAAAAGATTATTTTTACTTAAAATTTACAGATAATTATGGCAAAAGAGTTGTTAAAAAAGTTTATGCAGGTCCCCTTGATGGAAAAACAAAATATGCTGATATAAATACATATCTTTTAACTAAAAGAACTGATGTTCAAATGAACTTCATTGAATATTAAGGCGGTGAAGTTATGGAAACAGTAAGTGAATCATTTAAAAAAGCAATAAAAGCTACAGAAAGAGAAGTAAAAGGATATGTAGAAGTAATATTTGATGATCAGGATGGAAGCGGTTATCGATTAATGACTGCACCAGAACGTTTAAGAAACAGTTTAGATAGTGAAATAGTAGATGGAGTCAAGAAAAACAAAAAATATGCAAGTTTAGAAGAAAATTATACAGAATTAGATGGGAGCTTTATTCTACCAAATTATAATATTGTAGGAAACCAATTTGGTTATGTTAGTAATGACATATTTAACGACTTGGAAAGTAGAATAATAACAGTAACAAAAGATAATGACTTTGTTACAAGCAGCGGTATTACAATATATTTTGAAAATAATATTGCTCAAAATTTTACATTAACAGTAGTAGATAGTCATGATGTATCTAAAATTATAGAGGTAGAAAACAGCAAAAACGTTTATCAATATATTTTTGATAATCCAATAACTATAAAATCTATAAGCATTGACATACATAAAATGGAATATTCAAATAGAAGAATAAGAATATCCGAGATTGATTTTGGAATATCGCAAGTATACGAAGATTCTGATTTAGTGTCGTTTACCACAAATGAGGAAATAGATTTATTGTTTACAAGTACACCTATTAACACTTGTGCTGTTAACCTTAATAATTATGATAATTCATTCAATCCATTGAATCCACAAGGTTTAGTTAAATATTTAACTGATAATTGTATAATAAAACCATACATTGGTGTTCTTACTGAAGAGAACGGAGTCGAATATGTTCCGATGGGCTATTTTTATCTTAAAGATTGGAGTTCTGATAGCGATAGCAATGTTACTCTAAATGGTCAATCATTAATGGGAATTTTAGCAAACCTAACGATAAAAAGTGATGGCCAGTTTTTGTATAATAATGGTCAAGCATGGACAGGGAAAACATTGGGAAATTATTTATCAAAAATGTATGGATACACATTTTTGTTAAAGAATTTTGGAACTGTCTATAATACTCGTTTAAAAGATACAAAATTATTAAATTATTTAAAAACAACATTTGCTTTTATGGCTACTAAAAATCGGCCAAGATATTTCTTTATTTCTAGGAATAACGAAGCAATATTAGACTTAATTAACGATGATATAGTTGATAATATAGAAAGAACCCAATTAATGAACGATGTAAAATATGAAAGCAAATCTGTCGTTAATAAAGTTAATTTTGTAAATATAGATGATTATCATTTTACATCTAGTGATAAAAGTGATTTGTTAAATCAAACATATACACTTACAAATACTGAAGAATATGTGTGGATGTCCTTTAACAAAATGACTAATAATGATAGAGAAGGCAAAGAATTTAGTTATACTTCAACAGGAAATGGAAAAGCAGAGTTAATTGATTATAATAAATGGTTAGCATATATAAAATTCACCGGTAATATTGGAGATAATGTCACAGTTCATTTGAACGGTTACAAATTTGAAAATCCACCAACTATAAATATTACATATCAAAATAATAATAAAATAGGTGATAGTTTATCAATAGATTATACAAATTATTTTGGTGCTGATAATGATTTAAAAGATAATGCGGATTTTTATTTGGAAAGAGATAAAAAATATAAGGCAACTGGTAATTATGCTGGTGATCCGAGTTTAACAGCAGGAGATACAATTAGTGTTGAAACAAAATTTGGTAATAAGGATGTGGTATTAACAAAAATTAGTTTAACATTTGATGGTGGATTGAGTGGAAGTTTTGAAGGAATAGGTGATTAAAAATGCATAAAATGAAGAAAGACAATATCATAATTGAAGTAGAAAAAAAAGACATAGAAAAGGCAGAAAAAATTGGATTTAAATTGTATTATGGATATCTTTTGCCTAATGCGGAGGTTGATTTTAAGGAGTAATTATTTAAGCAAGGAAATGTTAAATGATATTGAAAATAAGGTTGCTTATTTACATACTTTATTTAAATCTAAATTTAATTTAACAGAAACATCACTGAGAAATATTGCGGTTGGTGATAATCTTAGTCAAAAGGTTTTATATATGAATTTTCCATATGATAGTTATAAAAACATAATTGATGAGAAGATGAAAAAAATAATAGAAGTTGACAATGGAAATGATATTCAATATTCTTTTAATACTAAAAGTTTACGACATTGGATTGCATATCATTATAATGATGATAATACAAATTATATTTTATATAGTAAATACGACAATAAATTAAATGATGACTTCAATTATATTAGATACAGGCTACCTAAGAAAATGGGAACTGTAACACAAGTCAACAATAACGATTTATTTTATCCATGCATAAAAATAGTTGATAATGAGTATATGATGTTAGAATATTCAAAAAAAACATGGGTAGATAATGAAATACCATATCTTCAATATATTGATAATATAGAAGAAGGGATAAACAATGTTGCAAAAATGCTTTATGAGCCTGTTGACTATGAATACAAAGCGTGGACAACAACCGGCCATTATGGAATAGAAAGTAATGATTATGGATTAGCACAGAAACCCATTAATAGTAAAGATTTTGAAAGATGGAACAAAAATTTTGAACTATTAAAGGACGCTATAAATAGTATAAATAATATATGGAATGTAGTCAGTTTAATTAATTGGAATACAGAAAATGACTGGAAATGGGAGGACAATTAAAAGGGCAAAAGTAAATTTTTTAAGAAGATTAACAAAAAATGAACTATCTGATGTTGAAATCGTTGATGGTAATTTTATTGTTACTAAAGACGGTGGATTGTACACTGATTTTGAAGGTAAGAGAGTAGAATTAATTCAATCGCTCAAAGCAGACGAAATATTTCCGATAAATAAAGTAGAAATATTTTATGATAATTTAGATCATTCCGATTATTTAGGATATAGTTGGGAATTAATTTCACAAGGGCGTGTACCTGTAGGCTTGGATGTGAATGATACAGACTTCAATGAAATTGGTAAATTGGGCGGAGAAAAGAAACATAAATTAACAGTGGATGAAATGCCAGCGCATACTCATGGCATATCTACAATGGGCGGAAGTGAATTGGCTAGTGGTTACAGTTACGTCAATGGTGGTGGTTATAATAACGCCTTTACACAGGCAGCAGGTGGAAACCAACCACATAATAATATGCAACCTTATATAGTAATGGCCTTTTGGAGAAGAGTTGCATAATAGGAGGTAATATAGCAAGGAAAAAAATAACAATATATAAAGAAAATAGACGCTTAGACCAGTCTGTCCTTTCTATTGGCTTTTTAGGAGAAAATAAAATAGAAAAAATTGAATTCATAGTTCCTGAAGAATATAAAGAATTTAGCAAAAAAGCATGTTTTAGTACTATTGATGGCACATTTTCAAAGGTTTTTGATAATGTTACTAGCAACATTTTGACAATAGATAAAGAAATTACTAAATATAATGAGCTAGATTGCAATATTCAATTTTTTAAAACAATAGATGATGATGAAATTATAGCTAAGACATCTAATCTGCATTTGGTAATTGAGGACTCCATAGTTTGCGATGATGACGTGGAAAATGATGATCCTAAAGTTCTTATTTTAGATTCTTTAATAGAAAAGGTAACAAATTTGGATAAAGTTATAAGTGAAAATGAAACACAGCGTGAAGAGTATATAAAAAACTTAAAATCTAGCGTTGAAAATGGAGATTTTAATGGAAAAGATGCAACAATTAATGGATTTAATACATTGAATATCGTTGCTGGAACAAATATTGATTTAAAGCAAGAAAATGAAACGCTTGAAATAAATAACACGTATCAATATAATGATAGTGATTTAGTAAAGAAAATAGATCATATTAATGATAATCTTAAAAATTATTCTCTAATAACTGAAACTGGTAATAAATTGGATTTAACAATAGATAGTAAGACATATATAATGACTTTAAAATTGAAAGATAAAGACGATAATGTATTATCGACAGGCAGTGTTGATTTGCCAATTGAATCAATGATAATCAATGTTACATATGACAATGATAATGAGAAACTAACATTTACATTGCAAAATGGTATTGTCATAGATGTACCGTTAGACAGTTTAATAAGTGGTTTGGTTAATGAAACTGACTTAAAAAACATCCTAAAAGATTATGCAAAAACAACTGACGTACCTACGAAAGTGAGTGAATTAGCGAACGATAGCAATTATGTTAAAAATACTGATTATGCAGAAGAAAATAAAGCTGGAGTAATTAAAACTAATATTCCTTTTTATGCTACTGCAGTAACATCTGACGGAATCTTATATGCTACGCCAAGAACACTAGAACAATATACAACACTAAACGATACTGGAATTATCTCAAAAGGTACTCTTGAAAATGTAATTGCTGGTAAGAATTTAGAAACAACCAATAATAAGGTTAATTTTGTAAATGAAAATTCAACGGATACACAATATCCAAGTGCTAAATGTGTATATGAAATGAAAAATGATATGGATAAAATCACTCCTAAGAGTAAAGCTAATGGAGAAAGTATATCTATTGATGATGCAGTTGATTACAAAATATTCAATACAAGTATAGACGGAAAGCACGAGCAAGAATCATATACAGGAGGACAAGCAAGTCCATCTCCAGACTATCCGAGCGAAATTAAGCAATTAGAGGGAATTACAAATTTACTTAATTTTGATGATTTTAGCATAGGTAGTTTAGCCAATGGTCAAGGATTACCTAATTATCAGAACAGAATCAATAATGCATCAAAACCAATTCCAGTAACACCTAATACAACATATTTCATATCAATTTGTGATATAGGTGACATTGTAAAAGGATTACGAGTTGGTATTCATAGTTGTGATTCTAATGAAACATTTATTGCAGACTCTGGTTGGCATAATATTTTAAAATTTTATTCATATACTACTGATAGCAATACACACTATCTTAAGTTAGTTTTTTCTACCTCTATAACAAGTTATAATGTCCAAACAAATTCAACAGAAGATCTAACAAAATTTTCTAATGTAAATGATTTTTTAAGAGGTATGAAAATAGCGTTATCTGAAAAGAAACTATATAACATTATTCCATCAGGCAGTAATTATATAAATTTAGTATCACATGCCGAAAATTTGTTACCTAATAAAATCCAATCAAAAACTGTTAATGGTATTACTTGTACAAACAATGATGACGGAACTATTACTTTGAATGGGACTGCTACTGCAAAAACGTACTTGTCTTCATTTGCTTACGATTATATACAATTGCCTTTAGATGGAGATTATACATTTAGTGCAAACACTTATGCAAATTTAAAATATAGCTTATACCACTCTGCTGAAAAATTGTTTTTCTGGGAGATTAATTCTGATAAAACGTTTAGTGCTAAAGGTCTTTTTGACAATATAAGGCCTCAGATTTCTATTGAAAGTGGCGTGACATTTAATAATGTTATAGTTAAAATTCAATTGAAAAAAGGTACAAATCCAACACTTGATTTTCCGATGTATAAACAACATTTATTACCAATAGATTTAAAAAACAATAAAATATGTGAAATTGATAAAAATATCAAAGATAAGCTAATTATTGATAAATATGGAAATTACGGTATTTTGAAAAATGTTGCTAAAGTTATTTTGGATGGTACAGAACAATGGACACTATCTGACAAAGGATTCATATTATCTGGCAACGTTGTATATCAATACTTTGTAAAAAGAAATTTGAAATCTTTCAATGGTGTTTGCAACCGTTTTTTAGTGGAGAAAACGTCAGCAACTTGGACAAAAGTCAACTATTGTGGTTGGAATACTGCAGGGATATTTTGGATACGTGACGATCATAAATTAGCATCAACAGTAGCTGATTTTAAAACTTATTTATCAACTCACAATGTAGAAATTTTTTATCAATTAGAAACACCAGAGTTTATAGATTTAGGTACTTTACCAGAAATACCAACTACTTTTGAAGGCACAAATAATATGTATATTGACAGTGATTTAGATACAACCAATTTTGAGATTGAGTATTGCTTAGATATTAAAAAATATATAGATAATAAGTTAAACGAATTACAACCAACTGCAAATGATGTTCCAGTCGCAGATAATACACAATCAACTGCAAATGATGTTCCAGTCGCAGATAATACACAATCAACTACAAATGATGTTCCAGTCGCAGATAATACACAATCAGATGAAAATCAGAATAGTGATTTGAGTTAGGAGGTAAACATGGAAAATATAGTACAACTTGTTTTTAACTATGGCATTGGTTTTGTGATTGTAGGACTATTTATCTACGACTGGTTTACGAATAAAAAAGACATTAAAATGACACTGAAACAAAATGAGAAATGTCTCGGGGAAATATCTGTTTCAGGGAAAAACACAGAAAAAAGTTTAACACTATTACAACAAAGTATGAATCTTGTTCAACAATCAATGGATGAGCAAAAAGAAATAATGCTTGCACATGACAAAAAAACTGAGCACGCGCAATTTATTGTGGAAGAAATAAAAAATAATTTAGAAAAGAGGTAAATAATTTATGAAAAAAGCATGGGATGATTTAAAGAGTTTTGTAACAGTAATAATGACATTAGCAATGGTTGTGTTATTATTTGTACCGTTTGAAGTTAACAAAGAGGTATTAATGCTATTTAGTACTTCGTATGGTGCGGTAATGACATATTTCTTTAATAAAAAGAAGGAGGCTGAATAATATGGCTACAATAGATAATAGAACAGATGAAGAAATTAATATGATAGCATGGTTGTCAGGTGAAGAAGATAAAGAAATAGAGGAAGTGATTTAATATGCAAAAAGGACAAAAATCAGTTCGTGGAGGTATAGAAGATTTTCTATGTCCTTTCACAGATATGAGGATAACTCAAGGTTCAAACAGTAATTATTCTCATAAAGGCATTATGGCAAATGATGTGGCTGGAAAGATAGCTGGAACTAAATATCCTTATTATGCACCTTGTACTTGTAAAGCACTGAAAAAATATAGTGCTACAGGTCAAGTTATGTGGCAGTCAACAAGTAAAGTAAGATTTTCAAACGGAAGAATAGATTATGCTACTTTTATGACTGCACATGATAATAGTATGGATGTAAAGATAGGACAAGTTGTACCTCAAGGTAATCAGCTAGGTAATATGGGAAATAAAGGCTTTTCAAACATGACTGGAGTACATTGCCATATTGAAGTATCACAAAGTGCTGACACAAGTTGGATTAAAAATCAATATGGAAACTATCATTTTAATAATGAATATGATCTAGATGATTGTTATTTCGTTGATAATACCAATATATTAAATGGTATGGGAGGTAATTGGAGAACAACAGATAAGGTACCAGTAAATAATCCACAGCCTCAAGGTGCAGATCAAATACTTTACAAAGGCAGTAAAGTAAGATTTAATGGAGTATTTAAGGTAGATATTCTAAAAAGTCCATTGTCAAGTAATTTGTTCGGTTGTTGTCAACTAACAGGTTGCTCTTATAATTCATATAAAGCTGAAAAAGTAAAATCTTATCACTGGTTACCAACAGGGCCGTTTGTAGAATGCGATGTAAATGGAAACCCTACAAAAGACCAAATCCTAAGTGGTAGTAATTCATATGTTAAGAATGATAGCATTTATACTGTGGAAGATATAGACACAAAAAGTAATTCAGCTAAACTTATTATAGATGGTAGAGTAGTATGGGTATTTAGTAAATATTTATATGAAGTTAGCAATGGTTAAAAATTGTATTTTTATTTATAAAAATAGCTGAAATATACAAAATTTATTTAGATAAAAATGTAAAATTACAATAAAAATGTACTGTATTTAGTCAAAATTGACTCTTTGCAGTACATCTTTTTTTGTGCAATAATTTGGCACGAAAGGGGGATTTTATATGTTTACAAAAATCTTAAATGAAGATGAAACAAAAAAGTTTGTTGAATTAACATCATTAAAAGCAAGTAAAGTTTTCATAAGCAAAAACAAAAAATATTATTATGCTATTATTTTTAATCAAAATATTAAAATAAGAATTAGCAGAGAATTAGCTAGTAAGTTTATATAAAACTAAAAAAAATTTATATAAAACTAAAAAAATTTAATATAAAAATGTTGTTTTTTTTTATTAATGTGATAAAATTTAGTTATACAGAGTTAAAAAAAGTTTATAATGATAAACATTTTTGACTTTTTAAGAAAAAACTGTTATAATACAGTCAATTCTTAAGAAATGTGCATTTTATGTATATTTTTACATAAAATAAAAAGGGATATAACTTAATTTTGCCTGTTAGGTATATCTCCAATATTATTTGGTGGCACCTACTTCAGAGGTTGAAGTTAGGTGTCTTTCTTTTGCATTTTCTTATCTATCTTTGACTACAATTATCATTAGTAGTATTATCACTAAGATAACTGCAGTAATTGCTAAAAATTCCATAATCTCTTCTAGCATTTTGTTTTATTAGATTGCTAAGTTTTTTCTGCATAAAGATCACCTCCTTATAACCTAGAATCGTTATTGGAGGTTCACCTAACTTTAAGTTATATCCATTACTAAATATACAGTAAAATGCACAAAAATACAATATTTTATATGCAATTTTTACCAAAAATATCAATGAATTCTTCGGTTGATTTATTATAATAATTCATAAAGGTAGCTTGCGCTATCTTTTTAATTTCTAACATTTCTAATGGATGATCATGTAAATATTTATGCTGTTCTGGTGTTAGCCATATAAATAATCCATATTGTTCAGATTTTGGTCTATTAGCAACCCCACCAAAAATATGATGTTTTTCACAACCTTTAGTTTTTTTAATAAAATAAAGTGTGCTAGGTGGCATTATAGATATATCGTTATAGTATCTGCCACATTTACCTCTTTTGGGTTTATATTTATATTTAGATTTTGTTTGTAACTGTTTATAGGCCTTATACTCTTTAAAAGGGCAATTATTACAGTCTTTAAAATGTATTTTTGTATTCTTAATTTTACAATATATTGTTTTATTCATTTTTTGTTTTAAATGTATACAATTCATATTTAAATTTAGTATTGAAAGTTACGTAATAAAAAAACATCATTTTTTTATAAATGGTAGCAAATGAGTGCAAATACTAATTGATAATTCGTTGAAAAATAAGGTGATTGAAAATAATAAATAGTCATCTACAATTCCCGCTATGCTCCACCATAATGAAATTAACGTTGAACTATCAACGTTTTTATTTTGCTCACGTAACATTTACGTAATACTTTTTCTCCTTTCTCATTATTTTAACATTTTTTTAAAGATTGTCTAACAAATCAACAATCTCGTTTTGTATAGTAGGGAATAAGTGCATATAAGTTTCTTGCATTACTTTTATACTATGTCCCATTCTATTAGATAACATCAAGAAAAACTTAGTTGTATCGGTTTGGCCAGACTTTACATATTCATTAATTAATAATGACACATGGCTGTGCCTAAATTCATGTATTGTTATTTCTTTTACACCACTTAATTGAAAATAGTGGTGTTTTTTATTATCTATGGTTGTTTGTGGCATAAATCTAGTACATCCAAATACAAACCACGATTCTTTAAAATCCGAATATTGTTCACAATAATCTTTATACAAAAGTAATTGTTCTCTTAGTGTTTTACTTATTTTAATTTTTCTATTGACATAGTTTTTAGTTGAAGTGATTTTATATGATTCTCTGGTTTTAACGGATAGTGTTTTATTAACAATTATTTCATTACTGTTAAAATTAATATCATTCCATGTTAAAGCCTGTATTTCACCTTTCCTCATACCAGTGTAATATAAAAATATAAAAAATGTTTTCCAAGTAATATCTTCAATACATGAAATAAATTTGGTGAAATCATCATGTGTTATATACCTAAGTTTATCTTCATCACGTACTACTTCATCATTAACACGTTCAAACCTACCACTTAACTGTACTACATTTGATTCTAGATTGTAATTTCTAATGGCATAATCGAATATTTCTTTAAGTATTACATAAAGCTTATTCAAATATGCCAATTTATATCCCTTTTTCCGGGTTTCTTCTTTCCAATAATTGATTATCTGAATATTTATATTATTTATATAAAAGCCACTAAAATAAGGCTCTATATTCTTTTTAAAGGCATATTCATACGAATATATTGTTGATTCTTTTCTAGAACTATACATATATTTAAAATAGTCTAAAGAAACCACATCAAACTTTACTAGAGCAGGATTATCTCTTTTTGTTATAAACAATAACTCTTCTTTCTCAGCTTCTTTCTTTGAAAAAAACATTTTTGACTTATATTGTTTTTTATTTCCTTGAATATTTGTATAATAGCAAGTAAAATACCAATGCCTGTTATCTTTAGTCCATTTTGATTTATTTTTTTCATTATATACTGCCATTTTATCAACTCCAATCTTTACTTTTTTTTCTAATTAGTGTAAAATTAGGGCATAGAAAAAAGAATGTCTTGTCAGGGACTATTTTATTTTTTCTATACTATGACTTCGTGTTGGCGCACGAGGTCTTTTTTTAATTATTTAATATTTTTTGTTTCTCTTTTTCAAATTCCTCTTGATTTATAATGTTTTCATCTAATAATTTTTTTAGTTTTGATAATTTATCATATTTATCATCTTGTTGTATAAAAGTTGTAGATTGATTATTATTTTTTCTGGAATTATATTCTTCAATATAGTTTTTTATATATTCAGCGTTTTCATTCATTATAGCATTTTGTTTTTTGCCATAATTATCAAAATATACTATATTTTCATCTTTATCACCCTTAACAACTCCGCTTTTTCTTTCCTCATGTCCTGATACAAGGAATTGAATATAACCTCTTGAAAAACCAACTTTTTTTAGTTGAACTGATGTAATTTGGTTTATTAGAATTGTTTTTTCTCCGGTAAATCCATGACTAAACTTTGCGATAATTCCAGGTCTAGAAATTGTTAGTCGATTATCATTTAATGTTATTTCTACTTTCCCTTGCTCCATTGACTTAAATTTGAATAATTTGTTATTCAAGTTTTGATTTAAATAAATTTGCTCTAATTCTAATATTTGTGCACCACAATGAGAACAAAATTTTTGATTATTTTTTATTTCATTTCCACATTTTTTACAATACATAATAACAGCTCCTTTCATATATCTTTTATATATCAAAATACCTGTACTAGCATATTTCAATCAAAATTAAATTTATTGAGATATAAATCAACCTCATGTTCATATTTATCTACATTATTATCTATAACATTATATTTATAAGTGTGATTTAATTCTAAATGACTTAATTCATGTAGAAAAGCTTTTTTTCTTGCTTCTTCTCCTAGATTGTCATTTATTATAATTATATTAATATCGTTTTTACGTACTATTAAACCGTTTATTTCATTAGGTAACTTTTTAAATAATAGAGTAGCATTATTATAATGAAGGAAATCATCTTGTGTAACATCATCATTTATTAAGTTCTTAATATTCATAACGCGCCCTCTTTCAATATTTGTCGATTTTTGTCGAATACCAATAATTGGAAAAAAATGGTAATTTGTGATATAATACTAATGAGATTTGTTCTTAGCGGGGCATTTCTCTTTTTTTACATTTATATTCACAATTACAATCACCTTGTTTTTATAAGTGAAAATTAATTTATCAATATCAGATTCTATGTTTAAATAGAATTTTTTCATATATTCTTCCTCCTTATTCTTTTTTATTTATTGAATAAAGAAGACTAGCTTGTATCGTTCATTTTTCCTCCTAAAATTTAAAATATCCGATACTGCTAGATATTTTTATATTTTACTGATCAGAGTTTTCATCATCAATCATATTTAAAACCGATTCAACTGCATTAGCAATTATTTTCTGCTTCTCTATAGGTAAGTTTTTAACTGAGTCTATTTTATCTTTTTTTGAATACAAAACGTTATCAAGAGCACTTAAATCATTAAGTTGTTCTCTTCTTATTTCATTTATATTATGCGTGTTTGTTAAATCTTTCCCGGTTAAATCTGCCACAGATACATTTAATGCTAATGATAAATCATATATATTGTCTAACGACGGAGAAATTTCCTCACTTTCCCATCTAGCTATAGTGGTTTGATTTACATCGGATAATTCAGCGAGCTTATTTTGAGAAAGCTTTTTTTGTTCTCTTAGATACTTTAAATTTTTACTAAATATACTCATATTTCTTTCTCCTTCCATATTAATAATAGCATATAATCATTAAATAAACAATAATTTTTCTGCTTTTTTACATTTTTGATATTGACTTCTACAAAAAAACATGATAACATGGTTATTGTAAGGAGGTAGAAAATGAAAGATAATTTTAAAGATTATGTATCTGCCGAGTTAAGAAGCTTGAGAGCAGAACATAATTATAAACAAAAAGATGTAGCAAACAAAGCAAACGTCGATGTAATGACAATAGTTAGATATGAAAATAATTCTACATCTATGCAATTAGATATGATAGAGAAAATATTGTCTGTATACAATGTTAATTTAGAAAAATTTTTTAAAATCATATCTGCAAAAATACAGAATAAATAATACCTAAAAAGTAAAAAATACTCTAACATCTAGTGAGTATCAAAAAAAGAAGTATTTCTACTTCTTATCAATATTAGATTTATAAATGTTATTAATGTTTACATTGATGCTAATTGTTGGGACAAAGAGCATTTCCAATATCTTAAGTAAAATTTTCCTATTTATATCACCTCACTTTCTAAAACGATTATAAATAGGAATTTAAAAAATAGCAATTTTGATACTCATTAGATGTTAGAGGGAAAGGAAGTTAAGTATGAAAAAAAATGTCCCTGACAAGACAAATGAAGAAATACTAAATCAATTTTATATATCAGCTTATGATTTGCAAAAACTCATTCCTGGAATAACATATGCGACAGCAATAAAATACATAAAAGAAATAAGAGAAGAAATGGAACAAAAGAATATGTTTCGGCCAGAAAGTAAAACATTATTAGCTTTAACTAAATTGGTTAGAAAGAAGTTTGGATTTTAATAAGGAGAAAAAATGAAAAACATAATTGATTACTTCTTTGATGAAGAAGAAAAAGAACTAATAAACAAATATATACTATTTGCTGTATTAACTGTAGTAGCTTTGATATTCAACATTTCAGCAATTATTAAATTATAGAAAGGAGAAAAAATGAAAAAAGGACAAAAAAAAGACTTAATAGCCACCACGCAAATTAAGCCCTTGTTAATTAAATTAACGGGTACATTATATCATGATATTGCTAATAAGTCAAATTCAGAGGTGTTCATATGTTAGAAGAACAGATATATAGTTATCTATTAAACAATCATTTAGGGAGAGAAAACTTGATAAAAAATAAAGATTTAAGAGCAAAATTTCACGTAAATAGTGATAAAAGTTTGCGAAAAATTATTCAAAATATAAGAGAAAGCGAACAATTTTCACAAATAATTGGTTCAGTTTCTGGTAAAAATGGTGGATTTTATATTTGCAAAAGTGAAGAAGAAATTAAAGAAACGATTAATAATTTTAAGCACAGGGCAAATCAAATGCTAAAAATGACTTACATCTTAAATTGGAAAAAGGAAAGACTTGAATAGAATATGAAAACAAAAAAAGATAGAAATAAATTTTACTTTATGCGAAGTTTTTATGAGGCTGTTGAAACCCTTACAAATAAAGATAAACCTAGGATGTATGAGGCAATTATAAAGTACTCTTTTGAGGATAATTATGAGCCTAATTTTAAGGGTACGTTGGCTACTGTTTGGCTATTAATAAAACCAATT